CTATTTATTAATTTCTCAAACTTACTAGCCAGTCCATTCACTAAGGACATAGTTTGAGGCGGATCTTGTTGCGTTTTATTTGCGACATTATTTGTCATATTTAATAACTTCCGCAAGTTATTACATTCCTCAAGTGTTATTTGATTTGATAACATCTTTTTGGAATAACTCTCAAGAATTGCATTTTTATAGAGTAATTCTTCAGAGTCAATCGAGGAACGACGCGAGATGAGAGGATCTTCTTTTTCCCTCTTATTTTCCTCAGCTATTTGCGTTAATTGATTTATAAATTTTTGTTGTTTTGATTTGATTATTCTAGCTAAGTCAAGTTGATTTTTCATACTAGTATGAAAAGCTCGTGATTGTGTTAGCGTATTATCAGCTAACTCAGGATCATAAACTTTAATTTCTGAATATGTATATAAACTTGCATTACCAAAGAAATTTTTATCTTTTAATCCAATTATTTCAATATAAGCAGTAGCTGCGGCTCCCATCGCATTTTCAAAATTGATAGTGAGTTGCCCCTGTGGGCAATTTGAATCCATTACATCAACATTTAACCACAAAGAGCGCTGACCTGCATAACTAGCAGCAGTGGCATCTCCACAAATATCGGTGATCCAATAATTGGAGAGCACTTGTATTATATCGGTTCCACCAGGAGCATTACTTAAAGTAAAAGCTGTCACTACACCATTAGAATCAGTACAACTAACTGTATTAACTCCAAAAAGATGTGTGTCTTGCGGTGTTGTTGTTGTATAACGAATTGCATATCTTCCAGGCGTCAAGAATTTTATAAAATTAACTCCTGTTGCAAGGGTCGATACACCATCATACGGTTTTAAGGTGACAAGTTGATCAGATTGCGTTGCAAATACTGCAGTTTCAGCGACGGCAGTTGTAGAACTGAATAACGTCGTGGTCGCAATTGGTAAATTGATCTTAAACTGTGTAAGGGTTCCAGTATTCTCCTGCATCTCGGAAAGCAATGGTTTACTTAGATCTATATCATAGGTAACCCATAATCTCCCAATTACAGTGTCGGCTGGGGCAGCTGTATTTATACCAAGACTAAACTTGGCAAAATCATAGACGAACTCATCTGACTCGTTTTTAGCTTCCGCACGAACGTAATACTGGGCCAAAGGTTGAGTTTTAAAACTACACTCAACACCATGAAAAGCACTTTTCGAAGGATTGCTTTTTGTAATATTATTATACTCAAGCATTTCCTGTACATTTGTAAAAGGTTTTTCTTTAATGTTATATTGTGTTGCCATTATTATATCACCTAAGGCTATTGAACTAGAATAATTTGTTGACGTTGATTCATACTCAAAGACAATTCCATGAGCTTTCCACTCTTCAAAACCAATAGCTATTTGTTCTCCCCAGGGAGCGAAAACATCTAAACCAGGATTAATAGTCAGTTGGATTACTTTAAAAAATCCTCCTGAACCATAAACCTCACCTAAACATTCTCTTTTTCTAAGTTGAAAAACACCATTAGCTGTTTTACGTTGTTTGAAGAGAGGAGGGCCATTATCGGAGACGCCTGTTTTAATAATGCTATTAACCGCACTACCTAACATACCACCACCCGAATAATCGCCAGAACCGATTAAACTGGATATACCATGTTTTAATCCTTGCCAACCCAAATCAAGAGCTGAGCCCAAGAAACTAGAATTTTGAACATTATAATCGCCTTTACCTGAAAAACGTGGTTGATCAAGTTTGTAATCACCGCTTCCCTTAAGTTTAACTGGGGCTGCGACCACAACTCTTTCAACCATTTTTGGTTTAGGTTTTTCTAATTGTTTATGTATATTCTTAATTTCTTTTTTAACCTTCTCAATTTGATTATTCTGATTGTTTGTTTTGTTTTTCTTACCCATTTGTAAAATTAATAATTGTGGAAAGGATTCCCTCTCTAATATATTATCATGGGTAACACCATGAATCTCCATTGCGGAAATTTCTACAAAAGGTAAAGCTGCAGAAAGGCAGCAGAAAAACAAAAAAATGCTTAAAAATGAAATTATTAATCTCTTTTGAAAGAGAAGACCACCAAGAATTCTTTTAAATTCAACACTAATATCAAGAACTAATTTCATAAATCTATCATTCATTTCTATTATCTTCAATATTATTAAAATTGCAAAGCATATTGTTGGTAATCTAAATAAAGAGAAATCATAAAGCCAGGCGGAAAAATTCCAACATTTATTTGGCCATTCCAAATAAAAAGTTAAGAATAAACCTATAATATAAAATATACATTTTTTATTATATGTATTTATTTCTTGCCACTTGCTCAACGCTTCAGGTAATCTATAATCATAAGTTGCTGCAATACGACTACTAATATCAATTTCTTCTTGAATAGAATTTGTATTACCGACCGTTGCACGTAAAAAACCATCAGTTGCTTTATCCTCATCTGGAAAAGGCAAACCAATAGTTTGATATGTCCCTTGTAGAACAACATCACAATTACAAATATGTTTTTGCGCATTTTTAATGCTTTTCTCTTTATTTTTAATTTTATCATTTTTATCTAAAAGTTTGGTTTTCTGTTGAATAGCTTCTTTTAGATTCTGTTCAATAAGTTTTCGTTCTATTATTTGATGATGCGCTAAAATATTACTCTCATCGAGAGGAAATGCTAAATCATTTCGTAATTTCAACTCTTGAGCTGTAATTCGGCTTTTACCATCTTTATTTTCTAATAAAACTGACTCACTTAGAACATGGAATCTGCGAAACTGTTCTCTAGAACGCCAAAAAATTGAATTAGGAAATCTAGCTTTCATTGCATTTTCTAATAACTGATAATTTTCATCAGTATCAAAAGCATGCTCTAAAAGCAAACTTCCTAAAGTTTCTTCGATAAACTGTTGATCTTTCAATGGCATCATTTTAAGTGCCGCTTTATGTTTTTCCATATTATTAGGGAAAGAAACAAATTTACCGGAAACTGGATCCACTTTGAACTCATGGGAACAAAAATCACCTTTACCGAAATCACTTTCATTTGCATACTTTGGAATCATACCCATTTCTGCTAAATGTTTTACATAGACTTCAGGTTTTATAAATAATTTATCATCACCACAACGTTCAAGTGTATCATCTCCCATAGCTTTAACTTCATGTTGTGAAGCGTTAAATAAACCAACTTCACGAATTGCTGCTAAAACTTTACCAGCTGCTTGTTCACGACTATTACCATCAATCGTAATCTTAGAGCCACTGGGAGTTATACGAGGAGCAGCAGGATTTGCATCAAAAACAGTGTTCTTTAATGTTAAGGGTTTTCCATCACAATCGATAATATTTTGTTGTATTAAAATTCCCTTTGAGAGAACAAACTGTTTCAAACTCAATGCCATATAACGTGCATCATAAACTTTCTTGAATAGTAAATGTGCAGGGTCTTTGTCATTAAAATTTGAACACAATTCCCATCTGACTTTCGCATCCATTTGGACTTGCCACATTTTTGTTGTCCAATCATATCCTTTTTTATCAATTGCCATAAACTTACCTGTTTGACGTTTGAAGGATCTCATAAACTTATCAGCACCACCATATAAAAACGATAAACCAGTTTGACCTGGAATTTCACTAAAATGATTAATTGCTGAAGTTAATGAGGGATCAAAAACTAAGGCGTCTAAAAATTGACATAGAATATCGACGGAAGAAATGAGGCGGAAAAGATTACTATCAATCTTATCCATCTTATGGATCTCCTGTTTGATAAAAACTCTGATTGGCTTATCGGCTGCTTCAAATTCATTATTATTAATTTTTCGTAATAAATCAAGCACTTTTTCGACAATCCATTCATCGGTTTTATTTTCGCGCAATTGTTTAAGTGTACAACCTTCACGATGTGTCTCATAACCGCAACTAGCATTCTGATTAGCATTATAAATTTTTTCTAAAATTTGCTCTTTAGAATTCCAGTTTACAGGAATTTGCCACTTGGCTGGATTATACAACTCAACTAAATGTTTCTGAACTTGCTGAAATTCTTCTACACTAGGAGGTCTTAAACAATCTGATTTTGCATAGTTTGCAACATGGGTTAAAAATGACATTTGTTCATTTTCATACGAAGTTTGTGGAGGTCCATAATTCTTCGGCATTTCCCATGGCATATCTGTCAACTGCCAAGTATCAAGTTTTAAGTGCATTTTAGGCACCATATTCTTATACTCAAACAATTGATAAGTATGGCCTGATACTTTTAATGTTGAAATAGTATTCAGGACTTGTACAAACATTGCATCATCTCTAAAAGAATCCTTAGGAACAGTGAGAATCAATTTTCCATCTAATAACTTGAAAAACTTTTCCTCTCTTATTTCATCAGGATTGGTTTCCCCGAATTGATACGAGACTAAACTGGAATTATTTTCGAATTTACGTTCTAGTTGTTCTAGTTTCATAAATTCTTCTGCATAATCAGTTTCTTCTTGTGATGCATAATCGGACCACCGCTTGCCAGTCAATCCGGGCACGAAATCGTGTTGAGGATCGACATTAAATTCGATTTGTTTTCCGGAGACAAATTGAAGATCATCAAATTTTTCTTCAACATCAGAATATTCTGAGTCTCCATCATCATACCAAATTTCTGTTAGATCAACTTCCCATTCGCGATCTTCATACTCCTTTGCTTTTTCATAGGAATCCCAACCAGGAGTTTCTTTTTTATTCAAAGGCTTAATTAAAATTCTATCACGATCTTTAATAGGCACTTTTACTTTGAATCTCCATTTTCCGAATTTCTTACTACTGACAAGGGGTTGAACAATACGCGAATACGCATCCCACATTAAGGCTGCTAAGGTTCCAGAATTTGGACAATCAGCTCTAGCATGACCATCACGATGCATGGCTAGAACTTCTTTAGTTCCAAATATTATTGGAGCCCCACTACAACCTTCATCAGTGGAACAGAAGTGTTCTAAGGATTGGCCCTTCGCCTCAGCAATACCAGTGGTACGAATCGCTCTAACATATCCATTTTGAATAATATTACCATAGAGCGTCACTTGCATTTTCATACCATAAGTAACAAAAGCTGGACGAAGTTTGGTTATCTGTAATTGACTTAACACATCATTACTAACCATTATAATTGCTGTATCCAAAATAGGGATATATGCTAAAGCAATAATCTTATCTATTACGATTCGTTTATTACTTTTACCAACAACGCAAACTTCAATCTCATTTAAAGTTTTTGGTAGAACCATTTGCTCTACATGTTTTAAGGAATGCATTGTGGTAAAAATAGCATCACCCATTCGAAATCCAGTCCCAATAAACCGATAATCTGAGTCTACTTTAACATACAACTGAACTGTAATATCAGATTGTAGAGGTAGAAACTCAAATTTGGAATCAGGTTTTGCTGTTTCTAAGGTTGGTACATCAATGTGTTTTGCGGGCATCATCATTGGCAAATCATCAAGTTTAAAATTGGGATCTAGGAATTTTGAACTAATATTGTTTGGTATATTCATTAATAGAACATTACCACTAGGACTGAGAAATTCAATCAAGGTATCTTTACTATCTTGAGTGAATTTAACTACTCCCACAATATCAATTTTACTCTTCCTACTTAACACCAAATTTTCAACATTTTCAGACTTGCGAACGATAAGCCAATCTGCACGGTTAATTTTAAAACCTAGCATATTTAATACTATAAACATATAATCAATTAGTTTTTCATAACTCCATTTTAAAAATTTCATCATATATATAACTAATTTGATTACTGTATAACCAGCAATAAAAGATACTAAGACTAAACATAACCAAAACATTAATCCTAATAATATTTGGAAATGATAATTTTGAAACAAAATATTACGATTACTATTAACGATATCATAATATTCCGTTATATTAAAATTTTTAATATATTCAGAAAATTGTCTTTGATGTGCATTTAATTGATTGATTGATTTAAGGACTGCTGTAGGTAATACTTGAGCTTCTGCTTTATTTAAATTTCCTAAAACCAGAGCTAAAATCAATCGTTTTGTGTTTGTATTACAAACTTCAAAAAATTTGGATAGGTGACGACCTACCAATTTTTTCGACGTTTGGGCTATAGGGATATTGTTATTATTCAAATCACGAATTAATTTATTGCGATTGACATCTTCAAAATTGATAGTGGAAAACTTTTTAATAAGTTTTATATCATCATCTTGATCAATATCATAATCAGGAATAGAATAATTGATTTTCTTTAATTGAACAATACCTTTAGAGTCACTAATAATACATTGATGCTGAGCCATTAGTGCCGACTCATTCTGTGGATCTAAAACTCCGGATTGTAACTTATCTTTTTTAAATTGAAAGTCATAATTTGGAAAATTAACACGAATCCACAAAAGGAGAGCGTCACAAAAACTACGAAATTGCGATGGACTTAAACTATAAAGTTTATTATAAAGTGCAACTAAGTTGTTAACTGACTCATTCTGCTGATTTGAATGTGAACAATAATTTGCAAACGGTGCTGTAATTAATGTAGGAGTTTCGACAACGCGAACTTCCAGAACACTAACATCCATTTGAAAGGGAATAGCACTAGGTGTACAACGCATAATTTGATTACACATTGTGTCTACTTTTGCAAAGACCCACCATTTCCAACTGGCGGTACCGTCCACTACGAATAAAAGTTTCTGACAAGAAATCAAAGCATGAGTAGGAAACAAATCACTATCACTTGTCGCAACAAGAGCATACCATGACCAAACACTTTTAACTGAGCCGCGAATCATTAACAATTCGGGTAATAAGTGAGGTATATAATATTTCTGTTGTTGTGAGCGAAAATCATAATAATTATTATTCTTAACCATATTTATTCTTTCTATATCATTACTTTTAGGTTTACTTTCACCATCTTCTACAGTACTAGGATTAATATTGAAATGTCTAACTTCTTGACTACCACTAGCATTAGAAACTAAATTTTGAGCCTTAATTTCTAAAGTTGATAGTTACAATTTTGTT